TAACGCCGTAATCAAGTGCCGCCTGATGTACTTTCAATCCGTAAAAGCCGTCACCGCAAAATGACGGTATAAGTGACGGGTGGATATTGACAATTTTATTTGCGTATTCTTTAAGCAAGTCACCGCCCAAAATCGCCAAAAATCCTGCAAGTACAATCACATCAACGTCCATTTCTTTCATATACGCACAAATTTGTCGGTTAAATTCGTCGTTATCACCGCCGCAATCGGCATTTTTGCGGATAACTTTAGTCGCAATACCTGCATTTTTTGCACGTTCAAGACCGTACGCCTTACTGTTATTTGAGCATACACACACAATCTTACCGCTTTTCAAAACAGTACCTTGTTTATCAATCAAAGCCTGTAAATTCGTGCCGCCGCCCGAAATAAGAACACCTATTTTTTTCATCTTATAACATCTCCGTTGTCGCTGACTATCTCAACGCCCTTTTCACCTTCAACAAGTTCACCGATAATATACGCTTTTTCGCCTGCGTCCTCAAGGCACTTAACAGCCTTTTCAGCTTTATCCGCATCAACAGCTACTATCATACCGATACCCATATTGAATGTGTTGTACATATCTCTTTCAGGAATATCAGCCTTTTTCTGCATAAGGTTAAATATAGGAAGAACCTCCCATGAACCCTTTTTGATAACGGCTTTCAAACCATCAGGCAACATTCTCGGAACATTTTCGATAAATCCGCCGCCTGTGATATGAGAAACGGTATTAATACCTACTTCGTCAATAAGCTTTAAAAGCGGTTTAACGTAAATTCTTGTCGGTGTCAAAAGTTCCTCACCGATTGTCTTGCCAAGTTCGTTTGAATATGTATTAAGAGTTTCCTTTGCGTTATCGTCATTAAGACCGAAAACTTTTCTTACAAGTGAATAGCCGTTTGAGTGAACACCGCTTGATGCGATACCGATAAGCACGTTACCTGCTTTTGCATTTTTACCGTCAGTGATTTTGCTCTTTTCAACAACACCAACGCTAAATCCTGCAACGTCATATTCATCTTCCGGCATCATTCCCGGATGTTCTGCAGTTTCACCGCCTACAAGCGCGCAACCCGACAAAACACAGCCGTCCGCAACGCCTTTAACGATTTGTGCAACCTTTTCCGGAACATTCTTACCGATTGCGATATAGTCAAGGAAGAACAACGGCTTTGCACCCGAACAAGCAATGTCGTTTACACACATTGCAACGCAGTCTTGACCGATAGTATCGTGCTTGTCCATAAGGAAAGCAACTCTGATTTTTGTACCTACACCGTCAGTACCCGAAACAAGTACAGGATTTTCGTAGTTTTTCGGCATTTCAAAAAGTCCGCCGAAGCCGCCGATTCCGCCAAGTACGCCCTCAATCGCTGTCTTTTTAACGTCGTCCTTGATTAGTCTTACTGATTCGTAGCCCGCCTCAACGTCTACACCTGCTTGTTTGTACGCATTTTCACTCATATTTTTATCTCCTTTAAAATTAAATTCTTTAATACCAACCATTTAATAAATCTAAAATCTTTTTCAGTTTTTTATCTTTTTGTCCCTCAATATGCACATATGTAAATATATTACACAACCTATCTACAGTATCCTGAAAATCTTTTGAACGCGATTGCATAATATGTGAAAAATATTTTGATATATCCTTATTCTTCATAGCTTTAAAAATCATTCTTAAATATGCTTTTGATGCATTTTCTTGAAATGAAATTATTAAGATATTTTTATACAAATCTAAAAAACATCTGTATCTTTTATTATCAGATATTCCGTCAAAATCTTGATTTATAAAATCTAAAATTTCAACAAATATACGATTTGTCAAGTCTTTTTGCTTTGGAAATTCATTATCAATTAATGTTTTTTCATGCTCAACTGTACTAAGACACTTCTCCCTCATTTTTTCACCCATTGGACATAACTCATATTTTATTACATTTCTGCAACTGCTTTTTTAATTTTTTCGTCTTTTTTCTCGACGCCCTCAACCATTTTAACTTTTGCGTCTTTTAGAGCGTCTTTCAAATAATCATATTTAATAGCAAGCATTTGTGCAGCCAAAATCGCCGCATTCGTGCCGTTATCTATACCGACCGTCGCAACAGGGATACCAGGAGGCATTTGGACTGTTGCCAAAAGTGCGTCCATACCCTCAAGTGTTGACTTAATCGGAATACCTATAACAGGTACTGTTGTGTGAGCCGCTATAACTCCACCAAGATGTGCCGCCATACCTGCCGCACAAATTATAACCTCAATACCGTTTTTCTCGGCATTCTTGGCAAATTCTGCCGCTTTGTCAGGTGTTCTGTGTGCAGAAATTACATTCACATCTACCTCAATTTTAAATTCTTTAAGCTTTGCAACGCAACTCTTTAATTTTTCAAAATCAGAGTCACTTCCCATTATTAATGCTACTTTAGGAGTCATAAAAACTCACCTGTCCTTCCCTAAAATTTACTTATAGTAATACATAATAATAGTATCAAAAATCGACCCTGTTGTCAATATTTCTTGCATATTCATTTAACTTATATTAACTAAAACTTCATCTGTAAACATTTATTGCAATTAACTAACCAATATGATAAAATTAAATAATCAAATTTAAAGTAGTAGGTGTATAAGATGAAATCAATAAAAAATAAAATTTTTAAAATTATTCAACCTGCCGATAATTCAAGCATTCTAAGTAAAATGTTCGACTTAGTTATCGTCACATTAATTTTAATTAATACCGTAACTATTATCGCAGCAACCTTTTCCTTATCCGCATTAAAAATCCGTATATTCTTAATTATAGAGATTGTTTCCGTTATAATTTTCTCTGTTGAATACATATTAAGGCTTTGGACTGCCGATTTATTATATCCGGAAAAGAAACCGTTCATTGCACGCATAAAATTATTCTTTTCTCCGATGGCTATTGTCGATTTATTAGCAATACTGCCATTTTACATACCGTTTCTATTACCCATTGATTTAAGAATTTTGCGGTTAATAAGATTACTTCGCCTTTTCAGACTTTTCAAAATGAACCGATATACATCGGGATTATCTTCAATAGGTAATGTACTAAAGAAAAAATCCGATCAATTAGTTTCGTCAATATTTGTTGTATTTTTATTGATGATTATTTCTTCGGTTATTATGTATTACTTTGAAAACCCTGTTCAACCCGATGTTTTTTCAAATGCTTTTTCGGGTTTATGGTGGGCAATATCTACGTTTACCACTGTGGGATATGGGGATATTTATCCTCTTACCGTAGCAGGAAAAATATTCAGTGCAATAATTGCTTTATTGGGAATAGGGCTTGTGGCTGTTCCTACAGGAATTATATCGGCAGGGTTTATGGAAAATATAGAGGACAACAATAAGCAATTAACCGAAGACAATATAGCAAAAATCAGAGAAATCCTAGAAAAATACGACAGTAAAAGCCTCTAAAGCAAATTACAAATTTTATATTTTTAAAATTAATGCAACCTTTTGAGCTTTTAAAAAGTATTTATAATAGAGGAACATTCTACAAATTTTAAAGCTATTTGCAATTACCGAATTTTAAGCAAATGAAACGGAGAAATTGAAAATGTTAAAAAAAGCAATAACAATTATTCTTGCATTGGCGATGATGTCAGTTACATCTGTATTTGCAAGCAATGAAACAGAAGAAAGCAACAACGCAACTCAAATTGAGCAAAACGATGAAGTCACCGCATTTGAAAGCGACATATCAAGAGCGGTATCACTTGGCATTATCGACAACAAAAACTACAACTTTAACGATGATATTACACGTGAACAATTCTGTAATTTTGTATACAACTTGGTAAACCCGATAAAAGAATTGCCCATATTCAAATATGAACGTGCTCCATTTGATGACACAAACGGCAATGACAAAATTACTGTATTATATTCCGCTAAAATAGTATCGGGTAAGGGCGATTATATCTTCTCACCAAACGACAAACTCACGCGTGAAGAAGCCGCAACAATTCTTTGCCGTGCCGCAAACTACTTAGACATTGAACTTCCGCTTGCCAAGGTAGATATGTCATACGCCGACAATAGCGAAATATCATCATGGGCAGTGTCTTCTGTGTACAGTTTAAAAACATTGAATATCTTAAACAACACTGACAAAAATTTTAATCCGAAAGCAAACATAACAATCAGCCAAGCTGTTTCTGCATTGGTCAGATTGTATGACAAAACAGACAAGTAATTATTCGTCCAAATTTAAGTCGTAACATTATACTAATATTACACCAAATCACAAAATATTCTTGTCTATTTTATACCAATTCTTTTTTCGTTTTTGTGCTACTTCTACAATTTTCTTCGCTTGCAAAAAAATATATTGACGCATTGCACAAAGCCGTGTTATTCTTAGCTCATGTGGAGTTTAAGGAAATGGGAGAGCATGAAACGAAAGGAGAGTTTTATGAAAAACGAATCACAACTAAAGAGTTCAAAGAGGGGCGTACTGTTAAGACTTGCCATATTTATGGCTTTGATGATTTCCGCATTCCTCATACCAAGTTCAGCTTTGGCTGATTTCGGTTACACCGAAGACAGTACAAATTACACCATAGACACGGGTGCAAACCTTGTGTTTAAAGTAAAACGTTCAAACGGTGATATTTCATCGCTTATTTACAACGGAACTGACTACAACGGCTACACAAACAAAAATTCACACGTTGAAACCGGTCTTGGTCAGTCGGACGTAACAATTTCACAGCCAAGCAGTTCAGTAATAATGGTCAAAGTAGTTTACGGAACATTAGAGCAATACTACGTTGCACGCAAAGGCGAAAACAACATCTATATGTTTACATATATAGCCGATGACAGTGTAACCGTAACACGCTACATTGTCAGACTTAAACCGTCACTATTCCCTGTTTTGAATACTTCTAACAGTTGGTATAGTTCGTATTCAACCCTTGAGGCAAAGGATATATTCACCGACACCTCAACCGGTTACACATATTCAAAGCATTATTCAGATACAAGAGTAATGGATTATAATTACACAGGTATATCAAACGGCAACGTCGGTGCATACATTGTACGCAGTAATCACGAAAAAGCATCCGGCGGTCCGTTCTATCGTTCTCTTATCAGAGATAATACAGATGTTGCCGTAAATCTTTACGAAATACTTTACTACGGTATGGCACAGACCGATGTTAAGCGTTACGGCTTGCAAGGTCCTTATGTACTTGCATTCACTGACGGCGGCGAACCTTCATCAAAATTATATGCCGGCAATTTAAAGACAGATTGGATTGATTCGCTTGGCATTCACGGTTGGGTCGGTTCAAGCGGCAGAGGCAGAGTTGCCGGAGTAGGTATCAAAAATATGAAATCAGATTATGAGTACGTTGTAGGTTTTTCAAATGACGAGGCTCAATATTGGACAAAAGCATCTGATTCAAACGGATACTTCTCCTGCACAAATATGCTGCCGGGAACATACACAATGACAATTTACAAAAACGAGCTTGCTGTTTACACAACTGATGTAACGGTAACTGCAGGCGGTACAAAAATTTTAAATTCAATAACAATTACCGATGACCCGTCAGACAATGACGTAACATGGAGAATCGGCGATTGGGACGGTACACCGCTTGAATTTAAGAACGGTTCACTTATGACTAAAATGCACCCGGCAGACAGTCGCGTTGAATCTTGGAAAGGCAACTACATTGTCGGCACATCAGACGCATCATCATTCCCTTGTTACATCTTTAAAGATGTCAATAACGGACTTATAGTATATTTCAGACTCAATTCCGAACAAGCAGCCAAAGACCACACTTTGAAAATCGGTATTACAGGAAGTTATATCGGCGGACGTATTCAGCCATCGGTAAATTCGTGGACGTCTAAATTACCGTCAGCATCGAATCAACCGGGTACTCGTTTAATGACAATCGGTACTTACAGAGGTAACAATTATACTTATTCATTTACAGTACCTGCATCGGCATTTAATAAAAACACAAGAGATTGGAACCAGCTTAAACTTAACGTTATAAGCGGTAGCAATGGCTCGGATTATCTTAGCCCGGCTGTATCAATCGACTGTATCGAACTTGAATAGTACAAAAAAGACACCATTTAGCATTTGCTAAATGGTGTCTTTTAAAATACCGTTCTTTAAATTAGAACTTACCAGCCTTTGCAGCTTCCTCTACGGAAACATATAAAGTTAGGTTTCAAGCCATTTTGAGATCAAAAATGTATGTATAGTGTATGTTTAACCCATACTTTTTTATCTCTGATGCAGTTGTAAATCGCCTAACTGCTAGTTATCCGACTCTTTCTGTTTATTATATTGGCTCGTACTTAAACCTAATACAACTCCCAGAAATGTATCTATTGCGGTTATTGATCCCACAACTTGTTCGCCATATGGAAGATTCCATATTTGTGCCAAAGCAAAATATAAAGTTCCCAAAGCAGGTAATAGATATATAGCAATCCATTTCAATACGTCATACGTCTTGTCATTCATTTTCATAAAAATGCCCCCTATCAAATCTTCACATTTATAATTTTGGCAATCAATTTTACTGTTCTGTGTATTACAACACACGTCCATAGCTTGGCATCTGTTAGATTTAAACCATTTCCGGTACCCGATATGATACCTTTATCTATGCACCATTGAACAGCCTCTTTTGCCCAACCAGGCATATTTTCATCCACAAAATTATAAATCATTGGATTTTTCAAAATTTTCACTTCTTCTTTCAAAGATGCAATTTCTTCTCCCATTTTGTTTATAATTTCATCATAATTTTTCATATCATCATCCTCGTTTCCGGCTTGACCTGTTATTCCTTTACATATTGCTGATGCCATCTTCTTAGCACCAATACTTTTGTATTCATCTGCATCATCCGTATCAACAAAGCAACATTCAACTAACATGGCTTTAGCATCACTTCTTCTAACAACATATAAGTTTGAACCATCTTTTATACCTCGGTTTTTAAATCCCAATTCATGAATAGCTTTGCAAGTATTCTCTGCCTCTGGAAATATTTTCCCTCCGTATGTAAATACCTCTGTTCCTCTACCGCCACCACTATTGAAATGAATTGATACAAACAAATCTAGCGGATGTGCATTAGCCATATCTATTATTTGTCTTAAATTAGACGTCGTTGATGGAGCATAATCATTCGTACAGTCATGCACAGTATGCCCCTGCGATTTTAACATATTGATAAGAATTTTTCCTACAGCCCGAGTTTCTACACTTTCATCAATACGTCCAACAGCTCCACAGCCTGGTTGTCCGCTAATAGTGTGTCCACAGTTTATACCTATTCTCATACATAACACTTCCTTTTTTAAAAACCTATATGAGTAAATATGTATCCGACAATTATACCAACCACGGTAGTAACAGCATAAGATAATAGTTTACGCCACATCTCTCCATCCCTATTCTCCAGCACTTCAAGACGTTTACCTTGGCGAACCTGCTCTTTTAGCATACTCTCCATGTTTAATGCAAGTTTCTCAATAGACGTGTTAAGAGCATTAAGACGCTCGATACTCTCTTCTAAAAGTTCCAAGCGTCTATTTTGTCGACTATGTTCTTCCTCTATTCGTCTACGAAATTCTTCATGTTCAGCTCTTGTAATCGGTGTATCCAACATTACTCACCACCGTTTATTAGTTGTATTAATTCCTTGTATTGCTCATCGGTAATACGATTAGCCAACAGAAAAACATCCAATTTATCTTTCATTTCATTTTTATCGTATTTACCGCTTGCGATTATTTTTTTGCAATAACCATAAGTCATATCATTTCCTCCTCTTTACAATCCCAATTCCATTTTAGACATTCTATAATCCATATCAAGATTAAATTCGTCCTGTGCCTGCGGAAGACTCGCCTTGTATGCTTCAATGCTACCATATGAAACTATGTCCGCAATTTCTTTTTGTGGATCGGCTGTTCGCAATTCAATACCTTCCATCCAAGAATATTCAGAGTTGTCGAATGCTGTTTTTGACACAATCTCAAGCAATCTGTGCTTTGGCACATAATTAACCTCTAACTCGTATGCCTCTTTATCGTTTACATAACGAGGCGTATCAAAGTATTCATTTTTTTCAAGGTCTGAATATTGCCTTACAACAATTTCATATGTGTTCAATGCTACTTTTCCATTTTCCACATAAAATCTGTTCATATCCATTTGCATTTACCTCCTCTTTTATTCTTCTCCCGTTAGAATACTGGACATATAGGAATCCACTACATTATTAGCTATAACTGCACCTGTAGGGGTAGACGATGTCATAGTGCATTTTGATTTATTTCCAACTATAATTGCATACTGCGAGAAAACAAACATATTACTTGCACTATTTTCTATCTTATTGTTATTAAACATCTCTGCCTTACATAAGATTTTTGTCTTTGTATAAGGTATAGATATTTGACAATTTGCAATCTGCGTTAATGCCCAATGTATAGTGTTTTTTCCTGTTATGTAAATCCTTGAATTGATTACACTTCCGCGGTTATCATATTCAATTTGTGTTATGGAATAACATTTCACATAGCAGTTATCAATAACAAAAGGGTCCGTGCCATGCAATATGAAATGATCACTCATCAAGCTGGTATTTGTCACCCTACCTTTGCAAACCATAAAGGTATTGACATTGTAATCACATCCGGATGCTCTTGTTACTTTTATCTTAGACATATCGCCATGCACATTACAATAACGAAATACAGCACCGCATTCGCCGTCATTCGCATTAAATGTGGCTGTTAATGACAAATTGTTAAAATGTACATCTGTGTTGCCACTACCATTGACAGCTGCTGTTACGTCGGTACTCGTAACAATTCCGGATTTTATTGAAACAGACATACTGCAATTATCTAAATTGATCTTGTCCGTATTTGTCAAATCGAATATGCCACCATCGACATTAGATGCCACAATATCGATGTCTCTTATTGTTATATTGTTGTTACCACCTGATGTTACAAAAGTTCCATTGACGTTTATACTTGTCCCGGAACCCATGCCCTCAAACACTACTTTTTTACTACTAAACGATATAGTATTTTTAATGGAATAACTTCCTTCCAAAATTGTAATCTTACCACCGCTAGATGGTAATGCATCAATAGCTTTCTTAAATATTGCAGAATGATCTTGTCCGTCCATACAAACATAATCGACCAGCCATTGATGTTTTGAATCCACACAACCGATTGTAATTGTTGTAGGCGGTGCTAAGTGTTCACCTTTTAAATCAACTACATCTAATGTTAAGTCGTCTATACTTGAATATCCGTTGCTCGGGAAATAACTTGGAGTCGCACCTGTCGCACCTTGCGGGCCCCTGATTGTTCCTTTATAGTTCCACTTAGCACTGCTTCCACTTCCGGCGGTAGTACACTGATAAATATATCCGTACGAAGTGTTTAGATAAATATCGCCAACTTTAACCAATGGGCAAGAAGTATACGAATATGTGCTTGATGTACTGGTGCCGCTCATAGCAGTACCCGTATACCATTGACTTCCACCCATATTCACATTACCACTTCCGGTGCCCATAAAAAATTCACGAGAATCGGTGGTATATGCCGGTTCTCCTGCCGAAAGAGTTGGCAATTTAGATTTTAACCCTCTTCTTAATAAGATTTTGTTCGCCATGGATTAAACCTCCTTAAAATGTTCCTCCATCTATTGTACTTGTTGAGTCCAATTTAGAGTTCCATGCTGTTTTTTCTGCATCTGAAACAAAGCGATGCGTTGAATCTTGTGTAATCATACTTGCCGGATGTGATGTCGGATGTGTGTAATTCGACAAACCTGCAAGCTTCTCTTTTTCCGCTGTTGTATAATCCTCAGTTGAAAGTTGTTTACCGTCTACTTTGTCAACTTTCTTATTAAGTTCCTCTACCGTTGCATAGCCGCTTAAATCAACAGTTGTGTCATCAAGCAATACTACTTCCGAATCAACTTTAGCATAAATATCATAGTGATTAGTCTTGCCATTCATAACAAGATACAATACGTTATCTTCTGCTGTTTCTGTAGATGGAATGCTGTCAACTTTCTTGAATGACGCGTGTCCTGTTGCTGCAATTGCTGCCGCTACGGTAGTAGCAACTTCACTTTCTGTTTGAAACTTACTGTCGTTCGTCAACTCTGAAACCTTTGTCGGAACTGTTACATCCGGATTCAGAAGAATGTTTGATCCACCATTGCCTGCATAAAGAGCAATTTTTGTTTTGTCATCATTATAAGCAAGTGCCAATTCGCCCTCTGCTAGTGTTAGATTTGAAAGATTTTTGATTAAACCTCTTTTGATTAAAATTGTGTTTGCCATTTTGAATTCCTCCATTTTTTAATATTTTCCGCCATCTAAGACAGCGTTTACTTGTGTTGATATCTTCAACGGTTCGAAATCTCCACAATCAAACTCATCTGTCGGTTCATTGTCGAAATCTCCACCATCAAATTCTATTTCATCATAGTCTTGCTCAAATAAACCACCGTCGTATATTACAATACCAAGTGCAGTTTGTAAAAGCATTATTTCTCGCATCAAAGATGCTATCTGTTCGTTATTATAAGCAGCATGTTCATCAAGTTGTTCCTGTGTCACCTGTTCCTTAATGCCATTCCATTTTTCAATGTCTGTAGAACTAATCCCATCAAGAACTTCCTTGTTATCGTGCGTATGTGCTTTTGATTTTAGAGTGCTTATATCTTCGCTCATAACCTCATCAGTTTTAACTCGTTCGTTTATTCGTTCGGATAAATCCTTATCCGCATTGGATCGTTTTGTCACTTCATCATTCAGTGCCGCTCTATTAGAGTCTGCTGCCGAACGTGCGTCAACCGCTTTGTCATGCGCTATTTTAACCGCATATGGAGTTGCCGCCACCGAGTTTGAATCATTAGAGGTATTACTTACACTGTCTGATAAAGTTACATGACCTGAAACACTGCCCGTTGCTTTTGCGTTCGAATGTGCGGTAAGGTCGTTACGCAAATTCTTACAAGACTCTGTATTTGACTCTGTTTCTTGGTTCACAGCATCGATAGAGTCGTGCAATGCTGTTCGTACTTCTCTGCCGTAAATAGCAGACTTGATTTTGTTTAACCAATCGGATATATTCGCCATGGTTATCCCTCCTCGTCTTCAAGCATCCATTCAAGCTTTAGTATTTCCTCACCGCTTAAGATGCCTATGACCTCGTTGTAATTGAGCTTCATCAACTCAACCTCATGCTTGATAGTTGCAATTTCAGAAAACTCCTTTTCAAATTCTTTGAAATGTTCTGATTTCGGAGTTACAACTATTCTGCCTGTCGGCTCGCCGTTGATTATTTCTTTCTCGCCATACTTAGTTATAAGCTCTTGCTTGATTTGAAAATATTCAGTAAGTGCCGTGTTTAATAGGCGAGTATTTCTGGCGGCAACATAGCCGACTTTGTCTACATGCCCGAGTACTGATTGTACTTGTCCGAGCATAGTTTCCATTTCAACATTCATTAGTTTCATATAGTTTTAATCACCTCCGTTGTTGAAAAATTGCATAAAAAAAAAGAAAGAGCCCTTGTTAGGACTCTAACTTTCTTACTTTTTAATTTTTTCGGTTATTTCGAATGATTCATGTGTTACCAGCCATTTTACAAATTCTAAAAATGTTCCTTGACATTGTTCTATTTGGTAGTTATCCTCTGTAATATTCCAAGATACAATGCGTTTACACCTATAACCTATCGGTGCTTTAAATGTTCGCATATCTTGAATATACATTTTAAGAACATCCCAAAAGAAATTGCATCTGAATTGTAATTCGTAAATATTCATAACACTTCACTCCTTTCCATAAAAGGAGTTGCTAATTTCGCGTAAAAAGAAGGAGCCTTTGTTAGGACTCCGTTTCTTTATTGTTATCACGCCATTCTAAATATCTATCAACATCAGTTTCGACAATAGACCAACAAACAGCTACAACCAAAGCATCATCTACATATCCTGCTATTGGTATTCCATCCGGAATAAGATCTATAGGCGATATGAAATATACCAAAGCTGCCACAACTGCTATCAAAGACGCCATAGGGAAATCAGTATACTCTTTTGTAGCATAGTGTTTGACTAAAGAAACCATGACAATTACATGCGATAATTTTTCGCCAATTTTAGGAACCTCTTTTATTTTACGTTCAAGCCGTTCGAGAAAATCATCTAACTTGTTTTTATCTTTTATTATTTCTTCTGCAATAGCATAACGTTTCTTTAATTCTTTTTCAGCTTTTTTTCTCATCTTTTTCACTCCGTGTTTTGTTAGTCCTTATACTTATTAAACTCATCATCTGATGCATAAATATCGTCTCTGGATATGCTGTTTTTATGTCCACATTCTGTGCATTTCCATAAATACTTGTGATCGTCAAAACCCTCTTGTGAATTTAAGTACGCACCACATCTATCACAATGCCAATCTATACCCGGAAATCTCTCGTCAAATATACCCATATCTTATTTTCTCCCTCAGCATTATTTTATATAATAATACCAAAATATAGATATAAAGTCAAGTTCTTTATTCCAAAATTTCATATCCTGATTTTATACATTCCAAATAATGTTTAACACTTTTTAACATCCATTCTATAGACATCCCACCCATATATGGATCGAATTCATTTTCTATTGGTATCTGTCCATTAGCGAGAAGTTCTTCAACTTTACGTATACCGTTTATAGTGATGTTACTGTCGCTTTTCATGGTATACAGTGATATGAATGGTTTTTCAAATTTCTTAGAATAACCTTCATATATACCTGATATCGTTACATTAGCGCCTATATACTTTTCGAAATCACTCTTATGTCCTATACCATACTCGTCTTTATTTAGGTAGATCATCCATTCATGATTATCATTGTCCTTAAAACGCCCTAATAGTGCGGCATTATCCCAACTACCGTTTTCGCCTCTATATTCCTCAATGGATATTAAACTACCTATTATTTCAATTTTACCGTCAACTTGATATTGAGAATAATATGTATTTTCAATCACTTTACCACCTTCATTTTCAGAAATGTAATTTTTAGAAGTATCTATGGATATAATATTTTTTTCACCATTCCAATCTATACCGAAATCAAATAATTTACCTATATCTCGAAGTTTGAAATAATTGCTGTCATTGATAAGATATACCTGTAGATTAACTTCTTCTCCGTTTTTTAAAATTGAAGAATTAGTAGCTGTAGCTTCGACAACATCGCCGTCTACACTGTCCAATTCTCCTCCAACAATGGTATATGGTTGACTGCTGGTTAATGAAACTGTATTCATAACTTCATCGTAGCCTACAGAAAACTGTTTTTCAGTTGCATTTAAAACATATGCTAAATCACGAAGTTTGAAATAGTTATTCCCATTGATATTATAAGAATCGAATTTGATATCCTCACCGTTAACCAACACTGTTGATGCCGTTGGAACAGCTTCGTCAGCCGACACCGAAGGCACCATCATAGTTGATAATATCATTACTGCTGATAGTATTTTACATATCATCTTTTTCATAACCTTATCCTCCTAAATTAATATAATTTCTGTATATTTAATTATATCATATGTTTTAATCTTATGCAAGAAAATATTACCTATTTATTACAAAACCATTTTGAATTTTGACACTTACGGTCTTTGTATAATCAATAGTACCTTCGGCTGTAATGAACCCTGGTTTGACTAAAAGTACATTTCCATCGGAGGTATAACTATT